GCGCCAAAAGGGCGTGAAGTGGGAAGAGTGGCCGCAGATTTTCAATCCGCCGCAGTCGATGTTCGCGCCGGGCGAGCCGCTGCATCCTGTTCAGCAAGAGCAGGTCCGCAGCCTCGATTTTCCCGTTGGCGTCAACCAGGTCATTCGTCAGCGCTGGCCAGAGGTTTTCACCTTTTCCGAGCTGAAGGCGTTCGCGAATGTCGAACTTTGCCGCTTGGCGATCGAGACGCGCAAAGATCAGATTGAGCGACTTGAGTGGCAGGTCAAACCGAGAGCTATCCTGGATAGCTCGGGGCGTCCCAAGCAGAACCGCAAGGACGCTATCGAGCGCATAAGGTCTGCGGAGAAATTTTTCAAGAAGCCAAACCAGTGGGAAGACTTTCACACTTGGCTGCGTATCGTCATCGAGGATCTCTTAGTCCTCGACGCGCCGACTTTTGAGCTGCAAAGAACGCGCGGCGGCGCTTTGGCGGCGTTACAGCATATCCCTGGCGACACCATCAAGGTGCTTGTCGATCACAATGGCCGCCGCCCGGTCGCCCCTGCCCCGGCCTATCAGCAGATCATCAAGGGGCGCGTATGGGCCAACCTTACCGATGAAGACATCATCTATGCGCCAAGGAACCCTCGGTCTGGGAAGCTCTATGGCTTCGGTCCTGTCGAACAATGTATTGTCACGATCAACACGGTAATGCGCCGTCAGGCGAGCCAACTTGCTTATTTCTGCTATTCCGACGATACCGAGGTCTTGACTAAACGCGGGTGGCTTCGTTTCGCCGATACGAATGCCGATGATGAGTTCGCGACGCGGCGCGCTGAGGTTGGGTCATTCGAGTGGCAGAAGCCATACGATACTTTCCGTAAGCATTATCGCGGCGATATGGTTCATTTCACCGGCAAGGGCGTCGATGTGCTGGTGACGCCGAATCATCGAATGCTTGTGAAAAAGAAAGGCGGCAAGGAGCAGGTTATCCAGGCGGCTGAGTTGGCCCGCAAGCCTTCGCTTTGGCGTATTCCGTTGACGACGGACGGCTGGGAAGGCGTTCCTATCGAGCGCATGCAATTTGGAGTTACAGCGTACTCTGAGGCCAGACAAATCAGGAATGAGAGGATTTCGCAGCTTAGGGCCGAAGGAGTCGGCTTCAGAGAGATAGGCAAGCAATTAGGCATCGCTACATCAGCGGTCTTCAATGCGACAAAGGAAATCCCGGTTGGGTATGTTTCTGAGTGCGATATCGACGGCGACGATTATTGTGCGCTGCTTGGAATGTATCTTTCGGAGGGATGCGTGAGTTATCGCGGACATGCCGTGGTCATTTCACAGCGTCGAGAATCTCAGCATTTCGAAAAGTTCCAGCGTGCTCTTGGGAAGATCGCTCCGGTCATGCATGACGGCCGTGAATTTCATATCCATAGGACCGCGCTGGCGCATCATCTCAAGCAGTTTGGGCACAGCCACGAAAAGTTTGTGCCGCCGGAGATCATGAACGCGACGGCGCGGCAGATCGGCATCTTCCTGGATTACCTGATCGATGGCGACGGAACTCGTAATCCAGGCGGAAGAATCAATTATTACACCGCAAGCAAGCGTTTGGCTGATCAAGTGCAGGAGCTTGCGCAAAAGATCGGCCGTCCGGCTACAATTTGCGTATCACAGCCGCGTTCATCGGTTATGAGCGATGGTCGAGAAATCAAGGCGGAAAATTGCCGTCGCTATTATACGGTTTCCATTGGGAAACGTGCGTTTCGTGCGGTCAAGGCAGAGCATGTTTTTTATGATGGCGAAGTATTTTGTGTAAGCGTTCCTAATGGGACAGTATATGTAAGGCGCGGAGGAAAGTCTTGCTGGTCTGGTAACAGTGATGGTACAGTACCCGCAGGTATGGCCACAGTCCCAGACGGTTGGACCGTGGATCAAACTAAGGAATGGCAGGAATGGATGGATTCCGTCTTCTCTGGAAACCTTGCCGAGAGACGGAAATTACTTTGGGCTCCGGCTGGCTCAAAATACCAAGCTTTCAAAGAAGCTCCGATCAAAGATGATTTTGATGAGTGGCTGGCGCGCATCATTTGTTACTGCTTTAGTTTGCCGCCCACCCCGTTCATCCGGCAAATGAACCGCTCTACCGCGCAATCGGACACCGAACGCGCATTAGAAGAGGGCCTTGCCCCACTGCTCGTCTGGGCGAAGCGCGTCGCCGATAATCTCCTATGGAATGAACTAGACTTCCGCGATCTCGAATTCGCCTGGGGCGAATCGAAAGAGATGAATATCGAGGACCGGGCGAACGTTAATAATATCTATATTCGCGCCGGGGTGCTGACGATCAACGAAGTTCGTGACACGATGGGTCTGGATCCCGTCGCTGACGGCGATACCCCCTTGATTTATACGAACCAGGGTGCTCTCACTATTGAGATGATTTTAAATCAGCCGGATCCTATTGAATTGGCTAACGCTAAGGCTCAACCAAAGTCAGAGGCTTCGGCAACAACCGCAAAAGCTGCTAATTTTGAGATCGAGGATGATCGAACTCGTGAGATCGCTGAGATCGCTGGCGGCATCGAGGCGCTGAGATTGCCACTTTTGCAGACGATGAAACGATGCGAGTATAAGTCTGTGCATTCAGAGGCCGGAGTCTACGCATGAAAATCTTTAGCGAGATCCAAAGGATCGATCCGCTTGAGGATGGGACTATCAAGGCTTACGGATACGCTAGCGCTCCAATTCGCGATGGTCATGGCGAGATTGTAACCGCCCAGGCGATGGCTAACGCTATCGATGATTACATGCGTTTTCCGGCCGTGCGCGAGATGCACGACGCCACCAAGGCCGCTGGGCGCTGTCTGGAAATCAATCTCGACGATAATGACCGCACGGCTTTTATGGCGCACATCGTCGATCCGATTGCGGTCCAAAAGGTCAAAGCTGGCGTCTATAACGGCTTCTCAATCGGTGGCCGGATCAAGCGCCGCAATCCACAAGATCCTTCTATCATTCAGGAAATTCTGCTCACGGAGGTTAGCTTGGTTGACCGTCCCTCATGCCCGGCAGCGACCCTCGATCTCTGGAAGCGCGACGAAGGCGGGCCGCTCGGCGAAGAGCATCGTGCGCTCATGAACGGCGCGAGCCGGTTGCGAAAAGCGACTGAAGATGAAGATTCCGATCCGGCCGACCTTGGTCCTGGAGTCGATGATTTCGAAGACAAAGGCATCTGGGATGACGGCTTCGATCCGAAGCCGGAAGGTCCGACCAGCGTCGCCAGCGGCGGCCCTTATCGCAGTAGAGTGCCAGAGAGGGGCTCAGATGCGGGGGATGCTTCCATGCCGACCAATCCAAACGAAAGAAAGTCTCCGGTAGAAGCGGGACGCAGGAACGCAACGCAGGATACCGGCCACGAATCAGCAGGTGGCAGCACTTCTGCGCAATCGCACGGTTATTTCAGCGGGATTCCAGGGGCAAACAAAGTGGAAGAAGGTTCGCCTCTACAAGAACTCTTCCGTCAAATCTCTGAGATGTATGCGGCATCGCATAAGCCGCCGGTCGAAGGCGCGGAGCCGGTATTCGAGAAGCGGGAATTCACTGTCGATCAACGCCGTGCCGCAGCTAAATCCGGGGCCGCCATGCGGGATGGCAGCTATCCTATCGAGAATAAAGGCGATCTGGCTAACGCTATTCGCGCGATCGGCCGGGCGAAGAACCCGGCCGCCGCCAAGGCGCACATCAAGTCTCGGGCCAGGGCTATGGGCGCGACCTCGATGCTGCCGGAAGATTGGGGCAAGAGCGCCGAGTCTGAAGGCGGCTTAAACAACAAGCAGGTCACCCCGGCGAAGATCAGCCACCTCGACGGCGATAACGACTCGCTCGCAACCAGGCTCGGCAAGAGCAACGATCTTCTGCAAACTACGCTCAGCGCGCTTGAGCGTCTGGAAGTTCGTAACCGGCGCGGCAAAGCCACCCCAGAAGCCTATCGCCTTGCTAAGGCTTACAAGGAAATGGACGTTGATGCGCTGGCCGAGGTCCTGGCCGCAGATGCGCTGGAGAAGATCGCCTCCAACGACAAGAAGGTTGCGGACGCTACTTCGGAAGCCAAGCGCTTCAAGGAGGATAACGAAGCGCTCCTGAAGCAGCTTGAAGACACCAACAAAGGGCTTGAAATGCTGGCGGTTCGTCTGCAGAAGCTTGAGGCGCAGCCCTTGCCTACTAAGACGGCTGGCAGCGTTCATGTTGACGATAACGACCGGCAGCAGCAATTTACTGCTGACGCCATCGCCAAAGCCAAAGCTGCTTTTGAGGATATGACCGAAGAGCAACGTGGGCTATTGTTGACTAAGGTTGCTTTGCAGCATCCTCGACATATGAATCTTAGCCCAAGGTCATCTCCGCCGCGCAGCGTCGGCGGGACCGCGGGACTGGAAGACGTTCGTTAAAAAAAATGTAGCCCAGAGAAGGCTGACCCACACAGGAAATTAACAGAGAAGGAAGGAGGATAGAATTTGGTGAATGCCCTGGGAGGGCAAGTAAATGGGTCAGCAAGACGAAGTCCTTCGCTCTCTCGTGGATCAAGCTTACACGCAGCCGAGTGAGGATATCGCGGCTTACATTCTTCGCAACGCTGGGATCGACCCCGGTGAATTGAAAAAGACGATTACGACCGGCACAGGTCTAGTCGCCTTCGATCTGCAAGCTCCAGCGAAAAATCTCTATCCTGTCAATACTCCGATTCGGAATCGTATTCCGCGCGTCGGCGGAGGCGTCGGCACGGCGACGAACTGGCGGCAGGTCAACGCCATCATCGGTTCCGGCTTCGACAATACGGGCTGGATGCCCGAAGGCCAGCGCGCCGGTCAGATGAGCTACAACACTTCGAACCGCAGCGCGTCCTATGTGACGCTCGGCGAAGAAGATGCTGTCACGTTCGAGGCGATCTCGGCAGGCCGCGACTTCGAGGACGTGCGCGCCAGGATGACGATGCGCTTGTTGCAGAAGACTTTCCTGAAGGAGGAGATGGGCATCCTCAGCGGCAACACGTCGATGCAGCTCGGCACGGTCGGCACGGTCACCGGCTCGGCTGGCGGCACTGGCAGCACCCTTCCCATCGCCACCTATTCCAGCATTTGCGTGGCCCTTACGAACGAAGGGTACCAGAACTCTTCGCTTGCGGGTGGCGTCGCCACTTCGCAGACGGTTTCCGGCGCGGATGGCAAGACTTTTACGCTCAACGGCGGATCTTCGATGAAGTCCGCGGCGACCAGCACCGGTCCGACGACTGCAAACCAGAACCTTAGTTTGTCGGTCGCTCCGGTCACCGGCGCGGTGGCCTATGCCTGGTACATCGGCTCCTCTGTTGGCGCCGAGACGCTGCAGGCGATCACCACTATTAACTCCTACGTGCAGTCTGCGCCCCTCGCCGCCGGGCGGCAGAACGCTTCGGCGGTCACAACGGATTGTTCGACCAACTCGACGGCTTTCGATGGCCTGATGACGACGGCCATGAAGGCGGGCAACAACGCTTATGTGAACATCATGCCGACCGGCACCGCCGGGGTCGGCACGGCGTTGACCGCATCGGGTCGCGGTTCGATCAACGAGATCGACCAGATGCTGCTCACCATGTGGCAGACCTTCCAGGTGACGCCGTCCGTGCTTTGGCTGAATGCGCAGGAGCTGCGCAACATCACGACCAAGGTGCTGTCGTCATCGTCCGCCCCGCTGTTGAGCTTCCATCACTCGACCGAGGGGAGAGAGTATGAGCTGACTGCAGGCGGCACCATTCGGTACTACTTCAACCCGTTTGCGCAGGATGGCGGCGATAAGATTCCGGTTCGGATACATCCGAAAGTGCCTCCGGGGACTATTCTGGGCTGGGCGGAGAATTTGCCGATGCAATACCAGAGTAATGAGGTTCCGAATGTAGCAGAAATGAAAGAAAGGACCTCATTTTATCAAATTGACTGGCCCCTCGTCACTCGCCAAAGGCAGAGCGGCGTCTATGTCGAGGAGGTTTTAGC